ATCTTAATGAGGAACAAGAGAAAGTCTTGACCGATTTTGACCTTAAAATTATAGACAAAAATGATTTTGATCTACTACACTATACGGTAGGAATCATTAGTAAAAGACTAGCAGAAACTAATCATAAAATGATAACAGATGTAGACCCTAATACTTGCGATCCTGTTACATTACAACATAGTAGTAAAACTATAGGATGATTATATTTTTCTTGTTTATATTGATATTATCTTTAGTAATCTGTTTTATATAAGTTAATTAGAAAGGAGTTAGAAATGCATAAATCAATATATCGTGGTTATGACATCGTAGAATACGACACAGAATGGAAAGTAGAATTAAATAATAAATCTGTTTGTACATTTACGAAAGACGAAGGTGTTAGTGGCGAAGCAAGTTGTATGTGTGAAATTGATCGTATTTATAGAAATGAACGTAAAGAGATTGATGCTAATATACAACGAGTTGACGCACAAGTTCAATTAGATAAAAACATAAAGAATGCGAGGAATAATGGCAGTTAGTAAATATATAGATGTTGTATCACATAATCCTAAAGCAGTATTGCCTAAAGATTATAAATTTAATAAAATACAACACTCACCTAAAGTATTACAAATTGAGAATGGTATGTTAGCATTCGATTTTGAAGGGACTTTTATTATTGATCCTACTTTAGACGAGACAGGGAGATTTCCTGTTGATTCAAAAAGTTATTATAAAATATCTGCAAAAGATAAAAAGAGAATGATTAAGGCTAACTGTAAAAGATAATTGTATATTGTTGTTATCTATTCTTTATTTTTAGATTAAGTAAAAACTAACTAAAAAGGAGAAAGTATGGATAAATTAAAAAAAATCTTTGAAAAGATAGATAAAACAGCATTAGGAGAATTAGATTTTACTAAAGAATTACCTTGTGTTGGGGAAATAATTAATCATAAAAATAGTTCTCACGGTAAAATTTTCCATGATAAAGAAGGTAATAAAACTTTTTACGAATTATATGATGGACATTCTATCATTACTTCCGCCTGGAAAGAATTACACGATGTTGAAGAATTTATTTATTTTATCAAGCATTACGACTTAAATCAATAATTTACAATCATAAATAAATCGCTATATTAGGATAAATATGGCGATAACAATAGACCAAATTCATCAAACAAATGAGGCGACCTTATCTTCTATGGAAAAGGCCTTTTGCGAAGGCATAGCTGCAGGAAAAGGTAAGAGACAAGCGGCTGTTGACGCAGGTTATTCTGAAACGTCAGCTCATGTACAAGCTGCCCGCAACTTAAAGAAGGATAAGATTATCCAATACATAGATAGATTAAGGGTTGATGCTAGGCGCTTGACTAGTGAGTCTGTGTCAAAAGAGGTAGAGAAACTTGACAAAGTGTATGCTGATGCTTGTGGCAAGAAGCAGTATTCAGCAGCAGTCAATGCGATAAGGCTGAAGTCGCAATTGTTGGGGTTCCTTGTTGAGAAGAAAGAAGTACAACACTCTACACTAGATGCTATGAACGATGATGACTTGTCGACATACCTAGACAAAATAGAAAAAGAACACAACATACAATAACACGCCGCCGCAGGCCTTGCGGTGATGATGCTTGTTGCGGTGATGCTTGTGCCTAGTTGCTCAGTGCGGATCCTAGGATCAAGGCGGATCAGCAGGGATCAAGATTAATAAAAAAAAATGAGGGAAAGAGCTTTATCCTCAAAAACAGAAATATAATAAAATAATAATAAAAAAGTTTCTAATTGATAATAAAAATATATTAATTAATTTTATTAATTAAAATTAGAAAGTTAAAAAAATGCTAATATACTATTTTAGGAAATCTTTATTTACTCTGTTTTTAATCTGTATTTATACTTATATGACTTTCTAGTGTAGGTAGTATTATAAGAATATAATAAGAACAAAACGAGAACAACATTAAAACTAATACAACAGAAAATAATACTTTTAATTTCTTTTAAAATAAATTATATTTAATTAACTTTTTTAAATTAAATCTTTTAATTCTAAAAGAGTTTAAGAAAGTTAGAAAGAAGAAAAAAGATGAAAAATAAAAACGAAGCTAAAATAATCGAGAATAAGATCGCTTTATCTTTTAGAGAATATAAAGATAAAAAAATTTTATTTAGATTATTTAATAATAAAAGAGATAAGACGAAGTCTTTTATTATTTACGAGAAAGCTAAATTCTCAACGAATATAGAGAAAGCTTTTAATAATAACTATCGTAAAATCGATATCGAATACGATACGACTAAAAATAATAGATTTAAAAAAGTTAATCTATTAATCGATTTAAATAGTTATTTAGATAAAAATAAAAAAGACTTATATTTAGATTTATTAAACTCTAATAAAGAGTTTATAAAAACTAATAAAGTTAGTAACGATATAATCGAGAATATTAAATTCTTCGAGAATAAAGTTAATAGTCTTTAATTAAAAACTAATATTAGAGAGCGAGAAATTAATCTCGCTCTCTTTTTTTTTATTCTTTTTTTAAGTCTTTTAATCTATTTATAAATCGTATTAAGTTTGACGTTTTTTAATCGTATTAAGTTTAAAAAGAAATTTCTCTGGCTTAGGGAGAAAGACGTAGAAAGAGTGATGAATGAGTCAAATGTGTATAAATTTTGTGTAGAAAAAAAATTTTTTTTAATTTATATCTTTACAATGTCTTTTTTAAATAGTAGCCTTCCACCTTTATATTGTAAAATACGCAAGGAGTATTTATATGATCTACGAAAACATCATGGAGAAAGCGAGGACTGTGTTATCTTTGGTCTTACAAGTATACAGGGTCGTGGTCTCCTCTTTAATATCATGCTGGAAAATGGTGCGTGCTTTTGGAGGCTGCCAATTGCTGCCTTCTTCTCTAAGGATATGGAAAGAAAAGACGTGCCCGATATGTCAAACGACTTACTTCAGTTGTGGAATTGCTTTAACTATCATCATTCTGTTAATCATTTTTCTTTTTTATTAGGACAAAGAGCTAAATATTTTGGGAAAGATAAAAAACTTTATAGTGGTGAGTATCTGTTTACCGTTGACTGGTGTCACCCTGATGCCAATCTTCTTGACACAGATCATTCTGAGATTCCTCAGGAGCATAAGTGCGCTCATGTACTGGAGCTTGACAACGGCAATTTTGCTGCTCAACCTAATAACAGACTATTATGGAACATTAATTCGTTCACTACGAGAAACGAAGTCCCCGACTACAAAGTCCAATCAAACGAATGGAATGTAGAAAACAAGGACTGGATGACCGAGGATACGGATAAATTTTTCTATGAAATAATAGAAAAGAAAGATTAGGTGTTGTTTCACACGGTAGGGAGACTTACTTGAAACAGGGGTGTTGGTGGGCAAAACAATTTTGTTTATATAGTATCATAAACGAAATAGAGTGAGTTATGTCTATTTCTATTTTACTTCCTACAAGGAAGAGGGTACCCTTAATAAAAAAATGTACAGAATCATTATTAGATAATGCAAAAAATCCTGACAAACTTCAACTACTTTATGGAGTAGATGACGATGATCAAGAAAGTATTGATGCACTGACCGCAGTTAAGCATCCTTTTAGATCAGTTATAAAGTTTAAAAGATTAGGTTACGAAAACCTACATCAATATAATAATGGCCTAGCTGCTTATGCTCAAGGTACATGGATCATGATATTTAATGACGATGCTATTATGCAAACTAAACATTGGGATTTAGAAGTCGATAAGTTTGATAGTAAATTTAAATTATTAAGAGTTCAAGAATCAACTAAACATCCTTATAGTATTTTTCCTATTGTACCCTGGGATTGGTTTAGATGTTTAGATCATTTAAGTTTACATGGACAAAATGATGCATGGCTCTCAGAGATTGCATATCTATTAGATATAATGCAAGATGTACCTATTAAAGTTTTACATGATCGAGCTGACATTACTGGTAACAATAATGATGATATATTTAAATCTAGAGTTTATAAAGAAGGTAATCCAGAAAAAGAAGGAGACCTCCATCATCAAAAAAATGTTAATGCTAGATTTGCAGATGCAAGTAAGTTAGCTTGGTATTTAAATAGAACTGGACAAACTTCTTTACATTGGCAAAAAATTGTTAAAAAAGAAATTAAGCCTTTCGAAAAACTAACAGAAAAGTTTGAAGCTTATACTAAAGCTGGCGAAGTAGGACGAGGATTACAAAATGCAAAAAATTCAGATCAAGGAAAAGTTAAAGTCAGCTATACAGATATACAAAAAGACTAAGGATCCACGAGCTGCAGAAGTAATAGAGCATTTAAATAATATATTATCAACTTCTAAATCAAGAGATAGTTTATTAGATTATGCAAAGCATATATATCCCGGGTACAAGGATCCAGCTCATATAAAATTAATTGCAAAAAATCTAGAAGCTTTAGAAAAAAACGAAATAAATAGACTAGCAGTGTTTATGCCACCAAGACATGGAAAGTCTATGCTATGTTCAGAGTTTTTTCCAGCATGGTATCTAGGAAACAATCCTAATGAATTTGTAATTCAATCTACTTATGCTCAAGAACTTGCTGATGACTTTGGTCGTAAAGTTCGTAACCAGATAGCTAGTCCAGATTTTAATAGTGTCTTTCCACAAGTAGGTCTACGTGCTGATTCAAGTTCAGCTAAACGATTTCATACTATGCAAGGTGGTACTTATTCTGCGGTAGGTGCAGGTGGAGCTATTACAGGTAGAGGTGCACACTTACTTATAATCGATGATCCTATAAAAGGTAGAGAAGATGCTGAGTCAGAAACACAAAGAAAAAATTTAGTAGAATGGTATAAGTCTGTTGCTTACACTAGATTACAACCTGGTGGTAAAATTATTATAATTCAAACAAGATGGCACCAAGACGATTTAGCAGGACACATTTTATCAGAGAGTAAAGAAGATTGGAAAATTTTAGATTTACCTGCGATAGATGATAAAGGTAATGCGTTATGGCCTGAAGCTTATTCTAAAGAAGATTTAGAAAAAATAAAAGCGACAGTAGGAAACAGAGTATGGCAAGCTCTTTATCAACAACAACCATCAGGTGATGAAGGATCTATTATTAAAAGAGAATGGTGGAATATATATGAGGGAGAAAAAATTCCTACACTAACTTATGTAGTACAATCTTATGATACTGCTTTTTCAACTAGAAGTTCTGCTGACTTTTCTGCATGTACTACTTGGGGTGTATTTACAGCAAGAGATGAAGCTAATCAACCATATGCAGCTGCTATATTATTAGATGCTTGGAAAGAAAGATTAGAATATCCAGATTTAAGAAAACGAGCACAAGATAGTTATGATGAATGGAAACCAGATCAAGTACTTATAGAACAACGAGCTTCTGGTCAATCTCTTATACAAGATATGAGAAGATCGGGAGTACCTGTAGTTACTTTTAATCCAGATAGAGATAAAGTTTCAAGAACTCACTCTATTGCTCCAATGTTTGAAGGTGGATTAGTGTTTACTTTGGATGAAGATTGGACTAAAAGTGTATTAGATGAATCAGCATCTTTCCCTTATGGAAAGCATGACGATGTCCACGATACGTGTGTACAAGCATTATTAAGGATACGTGATGGGTTTTTATTAACTCACCCTGATGATCCAGAGGACGAAGATTATGAACAAAGGAAATATAGCCGTAAAGACAAACATTATTACTCTTAATAGGTTTAGACCTTTTAAAGAAAAACCACCTTCTTCTAAAGAGTTGGAAAAACGTCAAAACGATGAAGTAATTAATGCTTTTCATGATGCATGTATAAAGATTACTGATAAAGTAGATATAAAAGGCTATGCTTTAGTAGCATGGGACGAAAGAGGAGTACCTTGTTTATCTTGGTCTACTGGCCATAGTAAAAACCCTATAAGCGAAATGTTACTTCCGACCTTTACACAATCGTGTTTTCAAGGTATACTAAATAAAAAATTAAGTACAACGGAGGACTTAAATGAGTAAGAACCCATTTACGAAGCAAGCGATTAATAATTATAACACTGAAAACTTTTCAGTTAAAGATGTTAAAGCAGCTAACAAAAGATTTTATGAAAAGTTCCCTGGAGCTATCGAGCCAGCTGCTATGATTAAAAAAGCTATGCAAGATCCAGGTGATGAAGTAGTAAAAGAACAAACAAGAAAAGAAAATGAAATGGAAAATTTCATTGGAAAAATAAATATAACTGGAGGAATCTACTAATGACAACTACACAGAAAACTACTAGAACACCTGTTCAGTACAATTCAAGTGGAGCTGCTGCAGGTTTTGGTCCACAAGCTCATCCACCACATATGGACGCTGCTGCTGAAAAAACTATTCAGGACAAAACTAAAGGCAATTCTGATTTTCATGGTGACAATATCGCTTTTATTAAAAAAATTAAAAGAGGTTAATTATGTCAAAAAAAATGTCTGACGGACCTAAAAAACATAGTGATTTAATTATAGATAGGGTTAAAAGAATATTTAGTAAAAAGCCAACTCATAAAGGCGAAGATAAAGCTGTTTATGATGTAAGAGAAGCTAAATCTAATTCTTATCATGATACTAACATGAAACTTATTAAAGATTTAAAAAGAGATGCTTAAATGAAAATGACCGCCGGTGCAGGATCAGGGTTAGGTAGATTACAAAACTCTAGAATGTCAGCACCTAAAAAGATTAAAAAAAAGGTAAAGAAAAATGTCAAGAAAAGAAAACGATGATTTCGTAGCAACTAAAGCTGAAAAAACTTTTGACGATGATGGTAATATTCAAGTAGCTGAAGTAATAAAAATTGATGATAAATTATTACTTAAAAAACTTCAAGATAGTGGTGGTAATATAAGAAAATCTAAATTAAAAAATAAAAAAATGTCTGATGTTTTAGGCAAACGTAAATTTAAAAAACTAAAAGACTAATGGCTCGGATAAAGTTTGTAAACTTTACTCCTCGAGATAAACCACCTAAAAGACCTAGACGTCACAAAAAATCTCTTAACAAAAACGAAAAAAGATCGTATAAGAAATACAATCGACAAGGAAGATAATATGCAAGAATTTATTTGTAGAGATGGAAGAATGTCTGTTAATGGCATATGTGCTATTGATCAACAAAATAATGAAGATACTACCGATATAACTAAAACTATCATAGAGGCTTCTAAACTAAAAGATAAAAAAACTTTAGATAATCTTGCTGAAGAAGGTAGTACAGATTATTTTCCAGACTTAGGCGAAGAAAAAGATAAAGGAAAATTTGAATGGGAAATGGATAAGCCATCTAAAGTTAAAGATTTTAAAAATACTATATCTGAAAATATAAATGCTTATAATAGTTTTATAGAAGAAAATTTAGGAATACCTTCAGGTGCTCAAAATGCTATAAGAGCAGCAACTTCAATTGGTGCTTTAGCAACTGGAGGAAGTTTAGCAGCTATAGCTGGTCCTTTTGCTCTTCCATTTTTAATTGGTGGTGGATTAAGAAAAAAAGAAGAAAAAAGAATAGAAAAATTAACTGATCAAGATAGACAAGGAGAAAATATAGCTCCTATTGATATGATGACTTATGATATTCCAACTTATGGTGAACCAGGATTTAATATACATAATGATGCAAAAGATAAAGCAGATAATACTCCATCAGGTCCACAAAATCAAATGGAGAGTGATTATGGTTATGGTTCAGATGCAGGATTTTATTAATGGCTAGAATCAGACCTAAAGGTAGAAAAGAAAGAGCTATAAAAACTTCAGTAAAATCTGGAAACTTTAGATCAACTAAATCAGGAGCTGGAATGACACGTAAAGGTGTCGCTGCATATAGACGAGCTAATCCAGGTTCTAAATTAAAAACTGCAGTTACTGGTAAAGTAAAAAGAGGAAGTAAAGCAGCTAAACGTAGAAAATCATATTGTGCTAGATCACTAGGACAATTAAAAAGAAGCTCTGCTAAAACAAGAAATAATCCAAACTCTAGAATAAGACAAGCTAGACGTAGATGGAAATGCTAGACGCATAGAAACTTTTGTTATATAGTGTTTTCCTAAAAATAGGAAAACATGAATTTAGCTGATTTATTAAAAAAAAATATAGTAATGGTTCCAGTTGTTGCTTCTGTATTAGTTGGAACATTTACAGGTGTTAGATATATTGTAAATTTAACAGACACAATTAATTCAAATCAACAAGAAATTGTAGACCTAAAACGAGATTTAAAAGTTGCTGAAGATAAAATTACAGATCAAAATACAAGATTAACTTCTGCGGAATCTACTTGGCAGATGGCAGAAAATTTATATAGACAACTAGCAGATCAAGTTAGAGAACACGACTATGATATAAAGGATTTAAATAGGTAATGTATGGAGTGTCTCAAGATGGATTACAGATTTACAGCAATACTTATTATTATGATAACAGCATTAGCACTATTTGCAGAACCAGCATATCCTAAAAACGAATATCTTAACGAGTATGGTGTAAGATGTGGTGAAATGGAATTTAGAGTTGAGGATAGAAATAACACACAAGATTATCATACATTTAATTCAAGTGATTATGATAATGACTCACAGAATTTTAGTATAACTTATAGAAAATATTTAGGTACGGATTGTAAAACATCAAAAGAAAACGTAGCAATCAAACAACAATTGGAATTAATGAAGATGTGTGGTAGAGTTAATAGTAATCCAAGTCTAGCACTTAATGAAAACTTTGCTTTACTTGTATCAAAATGTAGAGGTGTAACTCCTGCACGAGATAATACTAGACCATCTGATTCTAAAAGTTTATGGGATGATATGAAAGATGATTATAAAAAAGAAAATCCAGAAATTTCTTTAATGGGTGATAGTAAATTATTAATGCCACCAAAAGATTTTGAATTACCGGAGCCTACAAATGAAGATTAGTGAAAATACATCAGTAAGCATGCCAATGAAAAATATGATTGGGATAGTCATTGCGGTAGCTATGGGAGTTTTTGCATATACTGAAGTTACAGCTAGACTTACAAGCCTCGAGACATCTAGAGAATTATTTCAAGCTGACTTATTAAAAAAAAGTGAACAACTACCTACCGATCAAGAACAATATATGCTATTAGAGGCACTCTTTGGTGATGTAGAAAAGTTAATTGAAAATCAAGAACAGAATATGACAAACAAAGTAAATATAGAATTTACTCAAAAACAATTAGAAAAACTATTACTTGATGTAGAAAAGTTAAAGGATAAAGTAAGACAAAATGGGAGTCATCAATGACAGAGGTAGTAGTAGCTTTACTTATGCTGGTTAATGGAGAAATTAAAGAAGCACGTATCCAAACTGGATATCATGAATGTACAAAAGGCGCACGTGTAGCTAGACGTGGTTTAAAAATTGGTGGTAATGTTAAATACCAGTGTATAAAATCTATGGCCGAATTAGAGCTAAATATTGATGGATCGTTATCAATTAAAAAATTAATACTAGAATAATCAAAATTTTTGTTTTATATCTCTTTATAGGAAAGTATGGTATGAACCAGGAGGTATACTGATATGAAAAAACAAGGATACAATGCAAGAAAAGACGAACAGTTAGGCATGACTAGAGGAAAACAATCTGGTAAAAAAATGTCAATGGCTGGTCGAAGAAAAGTAGCGAAAGCTACAAGAAAACCAAAAGGCACTTACGGTTTTAAGAAAAAAAAGTAAGTGATTAACAGAGAAGGATTTGGGAAACTTATGAAAAAAGGTTATCACAAAACTAAAAGTGGACGCATCGCTAAAAAAGGTTTGTATTACAATATGAACAAAAGAAAAAAAGCCGGAACCAGTAGACCTGGTAAAGGAACTGTTTCTGCTAAAGCACTTAAAGCGTCTGCCAAAACTGCTAAAAGTTAATGCCTTTTAGATCAGAAAAACAAAGACGTTATCTTTATAAGAATCATCCAAAGATAGCGAAAAGCTGGTCTAAAAAGTATGGAAGTAAAATAGCAAAAAAGAAGAAGAAAAAATAATGGAAGTTGAATTAGATAAAAAAAAACTACAATTTACAAATGAGAATGGTGAAAAAGTAAATGTAGATATTGATCAAGAGCAAACTGAAAAAGAAGAAGATGCTTTTGAAAGTAATCATTATTCTAATTTAGCTGAAGAATTACCTGAAACTGAAATCAATCTTATAGGCAAACAATTAGTAAGAGCTTATGAAGATGATAAAAGCTCTCGTAAAAATTGGGAAGACCAATATTCTAAAGGTTTAAGAATGTTAGGTGTAGTTGTTGAAGAAAGACAAGATCCTTTTCCGGGAGCTTCAGGGGTTCATCATCCATTACTCGCAGAAGCTGCAACTCAATTTCAAGCTAGAGCTATTGCTGAAATGTTTCCTGCAGGTGGTCCTGTTAAAACACAAATTATTGGTAAAACTACAGATAAAAAATTAGAACAAGCTCAAAGAGTTCAAGATTTTATGAACTTTCAAGTTACACAAGAAATACCAGATTATTTTAATGAACTAGATCAAATGTTATTTTATTTAGCTCTTGCTGGTAGTGCTTTTAAAAAAATATATTTTGATAATACATTAGATAGAATTTGCTCTAAATTTGTTCCAGCAGAAGATTTTGTTATTTCTATGGAAAATACAGATTTAGAAACAGCTGATAGATATACACAAGTTATGAAACTTACTCGTAACGATATTAAAAAACATCAAGTAACTGGTTATTATAAAAATGTACCTTTAACTAAAGCTGAAGGAGGTGGTGATTCTAATACTGGCGATATGGTTGAACAAACTTTACAAAGACTTGAAGGTATGACACCAAGTATGGCAGATAAAATACACACTGTTTTAGAAATACATGCTAATTTAGATTTAGGTGAAGATAAAAATGAATTAGAACTACCTTATATAGTTACTGTTGATTATGATTCACAAAGAGTTTTATCAATTAGAAGAAATTGGAAAGAAGATGATACTTTAAAAAGAAAAAGAACATATTTTGTACATTATAAATATCTTCCGGGCTTAGGCTTTTATGGCTTCGGTCTTATTCAAATGATCGGTGGACTTCAACATGCCAGCACTGGTGCTCTCAGAGCATTACTAGATTCAGCTGCCTTTGCCAACCTCAATGGAGGATTTAGAGCTAAAGGAGCAAGAATAGAAGGTGGAGACATTACTGTATCACCTGGTGAATGGGTAGAAGTTGAAGCTTATGGAGATGATTTGAGAAAGAGTTTTATCCCTCTCCCTTTCAAAGAACCTTCTCCTACTTTACTTCAATTATTAGGAGTATTAACAGAGTCCGGGAGACGTTTTGCTTCTATCGCAGATGCAATGATTGGTGATTCAGCTGGATCAGGTCCTGTAGGAACTACTATTGCTTTAATAGAACAAGGCTCTAAAGTATTTTCTGCTATTCATAAAAGAATACATCAAGCACAAGGTAGAGAATTTAGATTAATATATGAATTAAATGGAGAATATTTAGATGATGAATATTCTTTTGAAGTAATTGGTGAAAATAAAAAAATAAGAAGAAAAGATTTTACACAATCAATTAGTGTAGTTCCAGTTTCTGATCCTAATATATTTTCACAAGCACAAAGAATAGCTTTAGCTCAAACAGGAATGCAATTAGCACAAAGTTCTCCTGATATTATAGATGTTAAAGAAGCAACAAGAAGATTTTTACAAGCTCTTAATATTCCTGACTATATGGATTTAATGATTGAAGATGAAGAAACACCTAGACGTGATCCAGTATCAGAAAATATGGCATTATTAAATGGTAAACCTATTAAAGTATTTGAAGATCAAGATCATCAAGCTCATATAATAGTACACTCACAATTTATTCAAGATCCAAGATTTGGTGGAAACCCTGAAGCTAAAGAAAGATTATATCCAGCAATGTTAGCTCATATAGGTCAACATATGGCTTATCTATATCAACAACAAATGCAAGCATCAGTTCCTCCTGGTAATCCTATTTCTTCTGGAGATTTTAATAGAGAATTAATGGATGAACCATCAACAGAAATTAGTATTGAAGAAGAAAATAGAATAGCAGCAACTGCTGCACAAGCTGCACAACAATTAATGGGCACTATGCCACCTAGTGAAGAAGAACAAAAACAACAATTAGAAGCACAAAAAGATCAAGCTCAATTACAACTTAAAGCAGAAGAATTAAATATTAGAAAAGCTAGATTTATGCAAGGTGTTAAAGAAAGTGAAAAACAAAACATGAGAAAAGATGCTGAATCTAAAGCGAAGATAGTAGAGGTTGCAAGTAAAGTTGCAAGGGAAGATAAGAAAAAAGATTAATGGCAATTAAACCTGAAAAAGTTAGACAAGCTAAAAAATTTTTAGAAAATAAAAAAATATCAATTAAAAAAGTTAAACCATATTTACTTGCACAAGTTACTGAAGATTTAAATATTAGTTTTTCTGAATTTACTAATACAATTACGAAAGTTTTAAATGGAACGCCTAATACAAGCGATCAAAAAAAAGATTAAAGATCATAAACAAGAATTATCACAAAATTTATTAAATAAAGGTGTAGATAATATATCTGAATTTAAACGTGTCTATGGATACGGACAAGGTTTAGACAAAGCTTTTAGTATTATAAATGAAACAATTGAACAATATAAAAAAGGAGGAGATTTAGAAGATGAATAGTAATGAATCATGGGCAACAGATAATGATGTACCTACACCAGAAAAAGTGCCACAACCAGTAGGTTATAGAATATTAATAAGACCAAGAGGTGTAATAGAAAAAACTAAAGGTGGAATAATTTTAACGGATTCTAGTAAAAATGATCAATCTTACTTAAACAGTGTAGGTCAAATAATAGCTATGGGCGATGAATGTTATAGCGATAGAAAAAAACCTTGGTGTAAAGTAGGAGATTGGGTAATTTTTGGTAGATATGCAGGAGCTAGAATTTCTGTACAAAAGGTAAAAATGGTGTTATTAAATGATGATGAGATTATTGCAACTTTGGAAAATCCAGAAGTAGTAACTCAACAAATATAACATACATTAACAATAGTTAATGACAACATAGGAGAAACTATGCCCGAGAATGAAAAGAAACAAGAAGAATTAGAAGTTAAACTTGATGAAGTAGTAGAAGGACAAGAGGTAGATGTACCTTTAAATCCATTAGAAAAATTACAACAACAAGAAGAAACTTCTATTGAATCTACAGAAAAACAACCAGATGTAGATAAAACTTTTGAGAATGAAAGACAGATTAAACTGGAAGAAAAAAAAGTTCCAGAATATTCAGATGATATGCCTTATTCTGTTAAAGTTCGTAAAAGAATCCAAAAAGAAGTAGCTAAAAGAGCAGAAGCTGAACAAAAATTAGTTGAAATGGAAGAAAGAATGTCTAAAATGGAAAGAAAGACATATGATATAGCTAATAAATCATTAGGTAATCAACTTTCAAGTGTTTCTAGTCAACTTAAAACAGCAATTGAAGAAGGTAATACTGATCAACAAGTAAAATTGTATGAAAGTATGGCAGAAATTCGTAGTCAAATGACTAAAACTGAAGATTATGCTGCAAGAGTACCTAAACCTGCTGAAAAAACTGACAAAAAAGCTCCGCCTTTAGCCACCGAATGGGTTAAAGAAAATTCAACATGGTTTAATAAACCTGGTTTTAGAAAAGAAACAGCTATGGCTTATGGAATTGATGCTGAATTAACAGAAGAAGGTTGGGATGTGCATGATCCTGGATATTATGATGAGATGACTAAAAGATTAAAAGCAAGTGGTCTTCCTTATTTTAATAAATCAGAAGAAAACACTTCCAAAACGGAACAAAATGTAGTACAAAAAAATAATAGAGTGCAATCTCCAGTTGCTGGAGTTTCTCGTAAAAAAGGAACATCAAGTAATAGAGTTAAGCTCACAAGTGATGATCTTGCCACTGCTAAAAACTTTGGTATTAACATTAACGATGAAGCAGCACTAAAACGGTTTGCTAAAGAAGTAAAAAGCTTTAGCGATACAGGACAATAGAAAGGAGCCTGACATGAAAAATAATGATAATAAAATAAATAATGAAACTAGAGCTGAAAAAGCAAAGGTTTCAAATTGGCGACCGAGTAACTTATTAGAAGCTCCTGAAGCAAGACCAGGGTTCAGTCAAAGATGGATTGCAACAATGGTATTAGGACAGGAAACGCCTACAAATGTAGCTAAACGGTTGAGAGAAGGTTGGGTACCTCGTGATCCTAAAACGGTTAAAGAGATTCAACATTTTCCAACGATAGAACATGGCAGATTTGCAGGGCATATAGGAATAGAAGGAATGGTACTTTGTGAAATGCCTACAAAGATGGTAAAACAAAGAAACGAGTATTATGCTCAGATGACTGAAAACTTAATGACATCAGTCGAACAAGACATGAACCGTGCTGAAACACCAGGTCAACCTATTCAAAGAACTTTTAAGTCAACAGTTAGTTCGGACGGCAATTAAACTAAACTAGGAGACTAAAAAATGGCAAATGTAAATGCACCTGTGGGATTTGTCCCACTAAGACATTTAACAGGCGGCGTTATCAGACCTAACGAATATCCTATTGCTAACGGACAAACAGGTTCAATGGCATCAGGAGATATTGTAACACTTAATGCAAGTGGTACACTTATAAGAGGCACAGCAGGCGGAACAGCTTTAGGTGTTTTTTATGGCGTTGAGTATATTGATACCGATGGCAATGTTAAATTTGAAAAAGTTTGGACTACTGGTACAGCAACTAAAGATGCGGCTAACGCCAAAGCTTATGTGTACGATGATCCAAATATAACCTACAGAGTTCAATGTAATGGAACTTTTGCAGCAGCTAATGCTGGAGAACTTGCAAATGTTACTATCGGAACATTAAATTCTGTTTACGGACATTCAACTGATGAATTAGATATTTCAACTCTTGCTGCAACAAGCAAAGTTTTGAGAATACTAAGATTAATTGATTATCCAAATAATGCAGTTGGGGCTGACGCAGATGTAGAGGTAGTAATTAATCTATCTTTCTATGGTGCTCAGAACGCTGGTATATAACCTTAACAATAGGAGTTAAAAAATGGCTTTAAATAGAGCACTTTTTACCAAACAGCTCAATCTAGGTTTAAACACCGTGTTTGGTATGGAATATGATAGATATCCTGAACAATGGAGATCATTATATTCTACAGAGCAATCAATGAAAGCATTCGAAGAAGATGTACAAATGATCGGATTCGGTGCTGCACCAACAAAAGCTGAAGGTGCCATGATCAATTATGATTCTGGCAGAGAAGGCTTTGTCTCAAGATATGTACATGAAACTGTCGCTTTAGCTTTCGCTATAACAGAAGAAGCTGAAGAAGATGGATTGTATGGTTCTCTTGGCGCTAAATACGCAAGAGCACTTGCAAGATCAATGCAACATACTAAAGAGATCAAAGGTGCAAACATCTTTAATAATGCAACAACTACTTCATTAGGTGGTGACGGTCAAGCTTTACTTGATGGTTCACACCCACTTGGTGGCGGTGGTACAGCATCTAACATCTTAGCAACACCTGCGGATTTATCTGAAACGTCTTTAGAGACACTTTTAGTACAAATCTCAACTGCTGTTGATGATAGAAGCATACCTATTGCATTATCAGGAAGAAAACTTGCGGTTCCACCTCAATTGGTGTTTATTGCAGAAAGAATCCTTAAGTCTAATCTTAGACCAGGAACTGCTGACAATGACATCAACGCAATGAGAAATATGGGTATGATCCCTGAAGGTGTTGTAGTAAATCAAAGATTTACTGACCCTGATCAATACTTTATATTAACTGATTGCCCAGATGGAATGAAACACTTTGTTAGAGCACCAATCAAAAAAGCTGTTGAAGGCGATTTTGAAACTGGTAACCTAAGATACAAAGTCAGAGAAAGATACAGCTTCGGTTTTACAGACTGGAGAGGTGTATACGGATCTGAAGGCGCAGCATAATAAAATCTTAATACTAGGCGTAGCAATACGCCTAGTATTTAACCCTAAGACTGCGAAAGCAGACTACTAAGGAGGTAGACTATGGGAACAACTACATTTTCGGGACCGATTAAAGCGGGAACGATTAACGAAACAACTGGAACTACTTTAGGTTCTAATGTAAAAAATACTGGCCATGTTACAATGGTACAGGGAAAAGACGTAAATATAACTGGAGCAACTGCTAATACTAACATTGCAGTAATTCCAGCTAGATCGCAAGTGCTATTTGTACACACTGATGTAACAGCAGTATCTAATGATACTGGTGCTGCAACTTTTTCTGTTGGTACAACTTCGAATGCTACAGCATTTACTGCTGCTGCAAACTGTAAAGTTTTAGGTAGAACATCACAATCTGCTGCTGCTTTAGGTTTAATGTCGAATGTTGGAGCATCAGATATTAAAGTTGTAGGAGTATTTACTGGTGCAAATGGTGATGGTAATACAGGAGCTATAACAACTTCTGTTACTTATGCACAAGATAATGGTCTACAAAGAACATTTACAATAGCATAATAATTTAAAGGGGGCCTTCGGGCCCTCATAAAACTATGAAATTTAATTTAAATTTAGATTTTTTAAAAAATACTGGTGATGCTTTAGCGAATATTGAAGCTGACGAAAAAAAATTAGAAGAATTTAAAATGGAAAAAAGAAAGTCTGATATTGAAAGATCAGATGAAAGTAAAGCTATTGAAACAACTGAAGATATAGATGTTGTACCTATTGAAACTACACTTGAAAAAGAAAAAGAAGAAGTAAAAGAATCAGAAGATGATTTAGAAAAAAAATTAAAAAATATAGAAAAAGTAATAGAAACATTTAGTGGAGATGGAGGAGCTTCAGTTATTAAGAATACTGGTAAATTACCAGCTTCCATAGATTTAAATCAACAACCTTTAGATATGGGAAATACACAAGCAAAACAATATCAAGCAGAGTATCTAAAACCTTCTAATGTACAAGATGAAAGAATTGCTTTACTATATAACGACTTAAAAAAATATAATTTAATTTAGGAGAAATTATGGCAGGATCAGATATAAATGTTGTAAGTAAAAATAAAGCAGCATTATCTAATACAGCTTCAAATGTTGCCACTACAGTTACTATATTTGGAGGACCAATGAGATTAAAAGGTTTTATAGTTGAACCTACAGACACTCCTGGTACTCTTACATGGAAAGATGGTGGAACAGATGTATTTGATATTGAAACAGGTAACGCAGCAGCTGGAGCTTCAACAGTACAATTAAATCTTCCAGCAGAAGGTATAAAATTTAAAACAAGTTTACAAGTTTCATCTACAATTGGTGCAGGAAATGCAGCAACTATTAATGGTGTGACAGCATTTTTTGCGTAATGGAGAAATATGGCATTATCAGGAACTTCAACTTTTACTTTAACAGTAAATGATGTAATACAAGAAGCCTATGATAGAATAGGTGGTGATCCTATTTTAGGTTATGATGTAAGATCCGCTAGACGAAGTTTAAATATAATGTTTAGTGATTGGGCTAATCGTGGTTACAATCAATGGACTGTAGAATATAAAACTTTAGCTATTACAACTGGAACAACTGAATATACTTTACCTGCTGATACAGTAGATATTATTAATGCAAATATTCAAATAAGTGATGGTACTGAATATGCAATGACTGCTTTAGGATTAAATGATTACGCAGCAATTTCTAATAAAACTACTCAAGCTAGACCTACACAATATTATTTACAAAGATTAAGTACACCTATTTTAAAAATTTATCCAGCACCAGATACTAATTATACAATTACATACTATCGAATGAGAAGAATAGAAGATGTTACTGCTTCTACAGTAAGTGGTGTAGAACAAAATGTAGATATTCCTTCTAGAGCTTTAGAATGTATGTGTGCGGGACTAGCTTATTATCTTTCTAAAAAAAGAGTAGGAATTCCTCCTACAACTCAACAAGTATTAAAAATAGATTATGAAGAAGCTTATCAAAGATTGATTGCTGGCGATGATACTCCTTCAACTAGAATTTTACCAGCAACAGGAACTACTTTTTACTCATAATGCCTAAAGTACCAGCAAGCACTAGACCTCATAGAGCACCTTCACCAAAATTTTCAGGTGGAAAATTTGCTTATGCAATTTCTGATAGATCAGGATTAAGATTTCCATATCAAGAAATGGTATTTGAATGGACAGGTATGTTTGTTCATACTTCAGAGTGGGAACCAAAACAACCACAATTAGATTTAACTTACTTTACTGATGCACAGACTTTACAAAATGCTAGACCACAAGCTAATGTATCTGCAACACAAGCAGCAAGAACAGGGGGTGGTATAGCAGGTTCATCTACTGGTGGTGTTCCTAACCAAGTAACTGCTTTACCTGGATTTCAGAATACTTCAGGTAATTCTGTATATGTAGGAGTTGCAACAATACCTACTACTTGGTATACTAACAACACAAATTTGTTACAAATGGGTCTAGGAAGTGTTACTGTTGTAACATGATGAAAGATAAAAAATTAGGAATAATGGTGGCAACACCTTGTTATGGAGGATTACTTTCAGAAGGATATCTTCATGGCATTTTAAGTTTAACTCAAACAGCAGCTCAACATCAATTTAAAGTTCATTTAAATACTATGGGAAATGAAAGTTTAATTACAAGAGCTAGAAATACTTTAGTTAGTCAATTTTTAGATTATTGTGAAAAGGAAGAAAGTCACTTTACACATATAATGTTTATTGATGCCGATATAGGATTTAAAGGTGAATCCATTTATAGATTACTAGAAAAAGATGTAGATATAGCTTGTGGAATATATCCTAGAAAATCTATTGATTGGAAAGGTGTTCCAGATATAGTAAAAGAACATAAAGGTGATATGTTAGAACAAAGAGCTTTAGGATATAATTTAAATTTTGCTAATCCAAAAAATATACAAGTAACTAAAGGTTTTACTGAAGTATTAGATGCTGCAACTGGATTTATGTTAATTAAAAAAGAAGTATTTGATAAAATGAAAGAAGCATATCCTAATCTTCAATATACTAGCGATCAAATTATAAATAATCAAAGATATGCAAGTAAAAATTGTTTTGCATTTTTTGACTGTATTATTGATGAAAAAAGTAATAGATATTTAAGTGAAGATTATGCTTTTTGTAGATTATGGCAAAAAATTGGTGGTAAGATACATGCTGATCTTCAAAGTCCATTAACACATTATGGAACTTATCCATTTGCAGGACATGTTTGGACTAAGTTTAAAATTGACGAGGTAATTAAAAATGGCAATGACGTACAGCAGTCTTCAAAATGATATCAAAGTTTGGGCTGAAAATACAGGAACAGATTTTGTAAATCAAATAGAAAATTTTATAGGCAATGCTTTTGAATCACTATCAAGAGATATTGATCCTATAGGTTTTAATGAAAATGTAACTACATCTGCTGTTGCTGGTGATAGATTTGTAAATCTTCCTACTGCAATAGAACCTATGTTATTTAATTATTTAACAATAACAGTAGGATCTAATGTAAGTTATTTAGAAATGAAACCTTTAGCTTTTGTTCAAGAATATTGGCCAGATATATCTATTCAAGGTCAACCAAGATATTTTGCTAATTTTGATGATGATCGAGTATATTTAGCACCTACTCCAGATCAAGCTTATACTTTAAAACTAGGATATCAAGGAAAAATTAATCCATTATCTAATACTAATACTACAAATTGGTACACAGAAAATATTCCAAGTACATTACTTTATGCTAGTTTAGCTGAAGCAAATCTCTTTACAAAGAACATGGAAGACTATACTATATACAAAAATTTGTATAAAGAACAAGTAGCTGCTATTAACAATGAAGCTCGTAGAAGAAGAAGAACAGACTACAAGTTTCCTGGTAGCCCACTAGGTACAAATACATTAACTGGAGGACAATAAATATGGCAATAACACAAGCGATAGCTACTGTATTCAAACAAGACTTAATGTCGCCTGGCGGAAACCTTGCAGCACAAACTATAAAATGTGCTTTGTATGATAACACAGCTTCATTAGCAGCAAACACAACTGCTTATGCGACAGCAAACGAAGTATCATCATCTGGAACTAATTATACTGCAGGCGGAAATACATTAACTAATGTAGCAATTTCTGTAGATGGAACTACTGCAATTTTTGATGCGGATAATGTAACTTTTCCAAATGCAACAATTTCTGCACAAGCAGCATTACTATACAATGCAAATAATAGTAACTCTGCAATTGCGGTTTTAGATTTTGGTGGAGTTAAAACTTCTACAAACGGAACTTTTGAATTACAATTTCCTACTGCTAACTCGACTGCTGGCTTAATAAGAATAGCATAAGGAGAAAATCCTTATGTCATTGGTTAGAACAATAAATGTAACCGTTTCTAATCCAGGATCTGGTAACAAATATTATTTAGATGGAGTTGTTGCTCCTATTGCCAATTTAGGTGTAGGTGGTTCATTCAGATTTGATCAGTCAGATTCAAGTAATGCAGTTGGTGGTGTTCACCCTTTACGATTTGCAACTGCAGCTGATGCAGCAGGAGGAACTCAATATACTACAGGTGTTACAACTAATGGGACACCGGGAAGCGCCGGAGCTTATACAGAAATAGAAGTAACAAGTAGTACTCCAACAACATTATATTATTATTGTACTAATCATAGTGGCATGGGTAATAGTATAAATATATCTCAAAATTCTTGGGGTGCACTTACATATAATCAAGGAACTTGGAATTCACAAAACGGAGATGCAGCAGCAATTACTGGTCTTCAAGCAAATACTGCATTAAGTTCTGCTACTATAAATGCAGAAATACTTACAGGTTGGGGTAGAGGTGCATGGAATTCAGCTGCATGGAATGCTGCTCCATCTGCTTTTGTAACAATTAATGGATTACAACAATTAGAAGTTGACATCACTGTTGGTTTAGGTTGGGGTAGAAATGGATATAATACAGGAGCTTGGAATTCAGCTAGTGGATTTGTATTAGCTGGAACAGGAAGTTTATTTCCGATTACTGGTCAGCCATTAACTGCTAATGTAGGTAATTTAACTTCTACTACAGGAACAGCAATAATAAATGTTATTGGTCAACAAGCTAATACAGCAACTGGTCAAATAACAGCTAAATCAGATATATTTGAATCAATTACAGGATTAGTTGCTAATACTTTTATAGGAACTTATTCAATAGCTGCAAGTGGAGCAATTACAATTGTAACTCCTGCTTTTGATTTAACTTCTTCTGTAGGTAATGTTACAACTGGAACTGCAAATACATTAGATATAATTGGTCAAGCAATAAATATAACTTCTGGTAATGTTTCAACTGCAACTGGTAACAGTATTGAAATTACAGGAATAAATGCTAATGCAAATGTTAGTTCAATAACAATTAGTTCTTCACATTTTTTAGCTATTACAGGTGAAGAAATGACTTCAGCTTTAGCTACAATAATCCCTGATTCTAATAACTTCTTAAATATGACTGGAATTCAAGCTAATGTAACGCCAGTAGATTTAAGATTTTGGAATGATATTTCTGATGGAAATACTGAAATTTGGACAAATATTTAGTGTACAAATCAATACAAATATATAGTATTTACAAAATAAAATTAATAAGGTATAAAAAATTATGACTTCATCTTTTACATCGAGATTAAAATTAGAACGTCAAGCTTCAGGTGAAAATTCTGGTAACTGGGGAAACTTAGTTAATTATGTTTTAAACAGAGTTGATGCATCTGTCAAAGGTTATCAAGCGGTAAACGTTGCTGGTTCGTCTAATGTTACTTTAACATCAAATAATTCTACATCTAATACAGATGATGATTCTACTGATGATCAAGTACATAATGCTATTTTAGAATTCACTGGTGCTTTAACAGGAAATATAAATGTTTTTACAGATGCTGTAGAAACTAATTATGCATTGTTTAATAATACATCAGGTTCTTACACTTTAAATTTTGCAAATACAGGTCATGCTGCTAATGGAGTTTCAGTTAAACAAGGAACAAAAACAATAGTATATTCAACTGGATCTAAAGTTGAAGATATAATGTCAGACTTAGGTGATATTGAAGCTACAAATGTTACAGTAGATGATGGTGGTAGTTTAAAAATACAAGATACTACAGGTGGTGAATTTGTTGGATTAAAAGCTAATGCAACTACTACAAGTTATACTTTAACTTTACCTCCAGCAACTGGATCAGCAGACCAAGTAATGGCTACTGATGGTTCTGGTAACTTATCATTTACAGACGTATCAGGTTCAGTTGATTGGCAAACTACAGTTCAAACATCAAATGTAACTGCAGCTACAGGAAAAGGATATTTTGTAAATACAACAAGTGGAATATTACAAGTTTTACTTCCATCTGGACCTAGTGCAGGTGATATTATTGGAATAAAAGATTATGCACAAACTTTTGGTACTAATAAATGTATAATAGCAAGAAATTCATCTAACATTAGTGGTACGTCTTTTGATGGAAATTTACAAACTAATGGAGAAGCTATTGTATTATATTATATAGATGGAACAAGAGGTTGGATAGTAATAGGTAATGGTCAAGAAAGTACTACAGGAACAGCAACTTTTATTTCAGCATCAGGTGGATCTCAAACTTGTTCAGGAGATTATAGAATTCATACATTTACAGGACCAGGAACTTTTACAGTTTCTTCAGTAGGAAATCCTGCAGGTTCAAGTTCAGTTGATTATTTATTAATTGCTGGAGGTGGCGGCGGAGGAGGAGCGAATGCTCCAAGTGGTAGTCCGTACGGTTCCGGCGGCGGTGGCGGCGGAGGAGGATATAGAGAATCCTCAGGTGCTGCTTCAGGCTGTTATTCAAGAACTCCTTTAGGAGCTTGTGTTGCAGCAATAACAGTTTCTGCTAGTCCAGGAGCTTATCCAATAGTAGTTGGTGGCGGAGCACCTACTACACCTTTTTCTTCAGTAGGAGCTGCTGGTACACCTAGTACAGGTTTAGGACTTACATCAACAGGTGGTGGCGGTGGTGGTAATCAAACAAATACAGCCGGAATAGCTGGTGGTTCTGGTGGTGGAGGCGCAGGTGGTGGTTCTGGTGGAGCTGGAAATACACCTTCAGTAACTCCAGCACAAGGTACTGCCGGAGGTGATGGAACATCTTCTAATGGAGGTGGCGGTGGTGGAGCTACTGCAGCAGGATCTGATGCAACATCGCCAGCAGGTGGAGATGGTGGAACTGGTGGAAGTTCTGCAATTAATGCAGTTGCAACTGGAAGATCAGGCGGTGGTGGCGGTGGTACTTATGGACCAGGTAAACCATCAGGAACAGGAACATGTGGCGGAGGTCCAGGAGGACCTGGCCCAGGTTCAACTTCTGTAGGACCGGGACAAGCAGGTACAGTTAATACTGGCGGCGGCGGTGGTGGCGGTTCAACTATTGGTCCAAACCCTGGCCCAAGTGGCGGCGGTGGTGGCGGCTCTGGAGTTGTTATTATAAGGTATAAATATAAATAGGTAATAATTATGGCACACTTTGCAAAACTAGGATCTAACAATAAAGTTATAGCTGTATTAACTTTAGATAATAAAGATATGCATGACGCAAACGGCGTTGAAAATGAAACAGTAGGACAACAATATTTAGAAAAACATAATAATTGGCCTGCACAAATGTGGATTCAAACATCTTACAATACAACAAATAATACACATCTTTTAGGTGGAACTCCTTTTAGAGGAAATCACGCAGGTTTAGGTTATGAATGGGATGAAGATAATCAAATTTTTTGGCCTAAAAAACCACATGCATCTTGGGTAAAAGATTTAACAATTGCAGATTGGAAATCACCAATTGGTGATGCTCCAGCATTAACAACTGAACAAACTAATCAAATCATAGCTGGAACTCATCAATGGGGTTACACGTGGAATGAAGATAATACAACTTGGGATTTAATAGACGGATTAGCATAAATAAGAAATAGTGGTGATGCAACAAAAAGTATTAAGTAAACAAGCTCTATATTATGGTGATGTATCAATGCCTAAAAATTGGGACATTGATAAAGAAAAACTTTTAGAACATATTTTACAATCACAACTTTTTAATAAAGAATTTCCATTTTCAAAAACTTGGGATATGTTAAATACTTACATTCAAGAACATATCTATCTAAACTATGAAATACAATTAATAAATAAAAAAACTTGGGGGAATAGTTATAAAGCAAAAGAAACAACCGTTCCTTTTTTACAAGCTGATCCATTAGATTTACGTAACTCTCCAGATTATACTTTGTTATATGGTGTAGAAGTTAAAGATTGTAATGTTACAATACTTTATGATGATAACAGACGTAAAAATAAAAGTTGGAATATAGAACTTAAAAATAATATGTTTATTATGTTTCCATCAACTTGTATGTATTATCTAATTAATAATCAAAAAGATTCAGTAAATTTTGTACAGACAATAACTTATGAATATCCATAAAAATTTTTTACCAAAAGATATATTTGACAAATTAAAAAATACTATAACGTCAGATTATTTTCCATGGTATTTTAATAATGGTGTAAGTACAGATAATGATGATTTTTTTCAATTTACTTTTTCTTTTATAAAAGACGGTAAAGAACAATGTTGGGGTGAATGGTGGGACCTTATAGTTCCAGTTATAGAAAAAATAAAACATAAAAAAATGAATAGAGTAAAAGCTAATTTATTGACTAAAACAAATAAAATAATTCAACATGACTATCATACAGATCAAGAAAGAGGAACTACAGGTATTCTATATTTAAATAATTGTAATGGGTATACTATTTTTAAAAATGGTAAAAAAATAATAAGTGAAGAAAATAAATATATTGAATTTGACTCAACATTAAAACATGCTGGAACATCTTGTACAGATGAAAAAAGGAGAATTGTAATAAATTTTAATTATTAATGAATCTATTTAATTATTATTGGTACTTTAAATCTGCAATACCACCAAAAATTTGTGATGATATAATTAAACATGGACTATCACAATCAGAAACATTAGCTAGAACTGGTGATTATAGTGATAAAGAATTAACACCAAATCAGATTAAAGATATGAAACGTAAAAGAAACTCTGATTTAGTATGGCTTAATGATACTTGGATATATAAAGAATTACATCCTTATATTCATATAGCTAATAAAGATGCTGGTTGGAATTTCGAATGGGATTGGTCGGAATCATGTCAATTTACAAAATATAAACTTAATCAATACTATGATTGGCATTGTGATTCTTGGGATAAACCTTATAATAAACCAAACACACCTGATCATGGTAAAATAAGAAAGTTATCTATGACTTGTCAATTAACAGATGGGTCAGAGTATCAAGGTGGTGAATTAGAATTTGATTTTAGAAACTATGATCCACATATGCGAGATGAATCGAAGCATAGAATACAATGTAAAGAGATATTACCAAAAGGTTCTATCATTGTATTTCCTTCATTTGTGTGGCATAGAGTCAAACCAGTAACCGCTGGCACAAGATACAGTCTTGTTGTCTGGCATTTAGGAAAGCCATTTAGATAATATGTATATAAATAATTATTTTAAAACAACAATTTGGTCAGAACAAAAACCAGAGTTTGTAAAATCTTTAACTAAAGCATCTAATAAATATATTAAAAATGCTAAAAATGTTTTGGAAGCTAAAGAACATATAAAAAAGTTTGGTGACTTTGGAAGATCATATCATTCAACACCACTTACAACTGACAATGATTTTTTAGATTTTAGAAATTACATTGGTCAAAAGTCTTGGGAATATTTAGATCATCAAGGTTTTGATATGAAACAATACTTAACTATGTTTAGTGAGATGTGGGTACAAGAGTTTGCTAAAAAAGGTGGTGGTCATCACTCTGCACATATACATTGGAACCAACACGTATCAGGTTTTTATTTTTTAAAGTGTAGCAATAAAACATCAATGCCTATATTTCATGAACCACGAACTGGAGCACGTGCTACAAAATTAAAAATGAAATCGGATAATAAAGGTATATTAGAGGGAAGTGAGCTTTTACATTTTAAACCTACACCTGGAACATTAATTATATTTCCAGGATTTTTAGAGCACGAGTTTAGTGTAGATTTTGGAATAGAACCTTTTAGATTTATACATTGGAATATACAAGCGATACCAAAAGAAATGGCTAAAGATGTTTAAAAAAAATAAATACACAGTTATTCGTCAAGCAATCTCAAAAGACTTAGCAACTTTTGTTGCAAATTATTTTACTATGCAAAAACAAGTTTATGATACTTGTCAAAAAGCTCGTTATATTTCTCCATATGAAACTATTATAGGATTCTATGAAGGACAAGATGAACATGTTCCAAATACATATACACACTATGGTAATGTAGCTATGGAAACATTAATGCTTAAATGTCAGCCAATTATGGAAAAAACAACAGGATTAAAACTAGATCCTAATTATACCTACGCAAGAATTTATAAAAAAGGAGATATATTACATAGACATAAAGATAGATTTAGTTGTGAAATATCTACGACTATGAATTTAGGTGGAGATGAATGGTCTATATTTTTAAGTCCAAATGAAAATGTAGGTATACCTGATGGTAAAAAAATTACTACTGAAAGCAAAGCAAAAGGTGTTAAAATAGATTTAAAACCAGGAGATATGTTAGTTTATAGAGGTATGGAATTAGAACATTGGAGAGAAAAATTTAAAGGCGAAGAATGTGTACAAGTTTTTATGCATTATAACAATCGTAAAACACCTGGAGCAAAAAATAATATATTTGACAAAAGACCACATTTAGGACTTCCTAACTGGTTTCAAAAGTAGTATATTTCACAATAAAGTATATTATGATGGAGGCAGGGCACCACCACTAGCTCCTGTCTCCTTCATAATATATGAAAAATAATATATAATTTTATAAATTTTGTTATATAATAAATATTATTATGCCACTTACTCAATTAAATTTTCAACCTGGAATAGACACTGAAAATACACAAACAGGTGCTGAAGGAAGATGGACTGACGGCGATAAAATAAGATTTCGTAAAGGACTTCCACAAAAAATAGGTGGATGGACTAAATTTAGTACAGCTTATTATGTTGGCGTTGGAAGAGCTTTAGAACAATGGTTTGCTTTAGATGGAGCACGTTATGAAGCTTTAGGTACTGATAGAAAAGTTTATGTATATCAAGGTGGTGATAATCAAGATATTACTCCTATAAGAGCTTCTGCTAATTTAGTTAATGCTATTAGTACTTCTAATGGAACTGCTAATATAACAATTACAGATACAGCTCATTTAGCAGCAGCTGGAGATTTTGTTACATTATCTAGTGTTAGTGCTAATGTAGGTGGAATAGCTAATACTACTATTGATGGTGAATATGAAATATTATCTATTACTAACGCAGATGCTTACATAATTCAAAGTAGTGCAACTGCTACAGGAACAGCAGGACCACAAGCTAATTGTACTGTTGCTTATCAAATAAGCCCGGGACCAAGTGAACAAACTTTTGGTTATGGTTGGAATGCTGGAACTTGGAATGCTGGAACTTGGAATACTCCTAGAACTACATCTCAAATTACTCTTGATGCAAGATTATGGTCTATAAATAATTGGGGACAAGATTTAGTTATTACACAAAAAGATGGAATAACATATGAATGGATTGAAAGTTTAGGAATGTCGGATAATAGAGCTACCGTTGTAGCTAATGCTCCTACTAATTCTACTTTATCTTTAGTATCTACAGAAACTAGACACGTAGTTTGTTTAGGTACAGAAACTGAAATTGGAGATCCATCTACACAAGATAAAATGTTTATACGTTGGTCTGATCAAGAAAATTATAATCAATGGACTCCTAATGTAACTAATTCTGCTGGATCACAAAGAATAGCTGGTGGTAGTGAAATTAGATGTGCTAAACCTGCTAAAGGAACTATTCTTGTTTGGACAGATACAACAATGCAATCTATGTCTTTTATAGGACCGCCTTTTATATTTGGTTTTAGACAACTAGGTAACGACTGTGGTGCTGTTGGTTTAAATAGTGCAATAGTAATAGATGATGTAGCTTATTGGATGTCTGATGGACAATTTTTTAGATATGCTGGTGCTGTTCAAGAAATACCTTGTAGTATTCTTAATCATGTATTTAATGATATTAATAAAGTTCAATATGCACAAGTATATGCTGCTCAAAATTCTAACTTCTCTGAAGTAATATGGTATTATTGTTCTGCTTCTGCTTCACAAAATGATAGATATGTAATTTATAATTATTTAGAAAACTCTTGGTATTATGGAACTATGAATAGAAGTACTTATCAAGATAATGGTGTAGAAGAAAATCCGTTAGCTTCGGAATATTTTCCTAACAGTACAGCAAATACTTATGTCACAATTAATGGATTAACAGCTGGAAGAAGTCTTATCTACAGAATGGAAAATGGAGTAGATGCTGATGGTGTTGCTTTACCAGCTTTTATACAATCTGGTGATGGAGATATAGCTGATGGTGAAACATTTAGTTTTATAAATAAGATTATACCAGATTTTCAAAACATGACTGGTACTGCTAATGTTACTTTAAGTGTTAAAGATTATCCTAATGATACAGCAACTGTAGGAGAAGCTTTAACAGTAAGCAACACAACAGGGTTTCTTAACACACGTATTCGTGGTAGACAATCTAATATAAAAATTGAAAATACAGCAATTGGTGATAATTGGAGATTTGGAACTTTAAGAGTAAATATAAAACAAGATGGAAAAAGATAAATATACAATTCGACCAGCAAGAATATCTGATGCTGTTCGAATAAGAGAATTACTTAAAACGTGGCTTACAGAAGCTCCATTTAACTTTGGAAACACTAATAATACTAAAGCTCTTGAAAATATAGTGTTTTACATTAAGAATAGTTTTGTTATAGTAGTAGAACATGAAAATATTATTGTAGGAACATTGGCTGCTACAGTTGATGAAACATGGTATAGTGATAAAAAGTTTATGAGAACTTTATGGTTACATGTTAGTCCTAAACATAGAAATTTTAGGATATTTCGTTCTATAATGGTAGTTTTTAAAGAATACGCACTAGCAAATAAAGTAACTGCGATATGCGAAATCTTTCAAGGTAAAGACGTTGAAAGAAAAGACAAAGCTTTTAATAAATTAGGATTTAAAGTTATCGGAGGAACTTATATAGTCAATGGGTAGTATTTTCAAACCAAAAACAACAGTAGTACAAGCACCACAGCAGTCAACGACTAGCTATGATATACCACCATATTTTAAAGAAATTCAAGAACGAACTTTAAGACGAGCTGAAAATGTATTTGATGTACCCTACACTGCTTATCAAGGTCAACGTATAGCTCAATTAGATCCATCAGAAATTCAAGCAGAAAATATATATAAAAATCAAATTATTCCTCAATCAGGACAATTAGCTAATATTGCAAATCAAACATATGATACTGCAACAGCTCAAGCTTATGCTAATCCTTATGAGAATCAAGTTATCTCTGGAGCTTTAACAGATTTAGGAGATGCTTATGGTCAGTCTAGAAAAGCCATGGCCGCACAAGCTGTTGGCTCAGGTGCTTTTGGTGGATCAAGGCAAGGTATTGAAAACGTATTAGGACAAGAAAGATATTTAGATTCAGTAGCTGATACATCAGCAAGATTAAGACAAGCTGGTTTTGAATCAGGTGCAAATAGATTTATGGCAGATAGAGCAGCACAAATGAGTGGTGCAACTACTCAACTAGGTGCTTTACAATCAGCTTCACAAGGCCTTCAAGCTTTTGGTCAATCAGCTCGTGGTATAGAACAAGCTGGTCTTGCAGAAGGTTATAGAGATTTTATAGAAGAAAGAGAATATCCTGCTGGACAAATAAGACAAATGGTTGGAGCTTTATCAGGTGCTCCTATAAGAAGTTATGGAGAGGAAAGATCAGGATCAGTAGGTACACCTGTAGCTGGACCAAGTATCTTTGGTCAAGTGGCAGGTGCAGCATTAGCTGGAGCACAATTTTCTGATATAAGATTAAAGAAAGATATTAAATTAGTTGGTAAATCTCCTAAAGGAATTAAAATTTATAACTTTAAATATTTAGGTGATGATAAAACATATCAAGGTGTAATGGCACATCAAGTACCACAAGCTTCTACTGCAAATGAGTTTGGATACTTAATGGTAGATTACTCTAAACTTGATGTAGAATTTAAGGAGGTTTAATGGCTTTAGAAAATATAGAAAAAAATAAAGAAGAAATTAATAAAGCTGCTTTATCAGTAATTGAAGACGGAGCTGGAAAAGCAGTTGCTAAAGAAGATATTGAAATGCAAGAAGGAAATCAGTCAGGTGATATTAATATTAAAGAAGAAATCTCTGATGATGGTAAATTTTCTATTGATGTAAGTGGAGCTTTATCTAATGTAGGAAGTGGTGTAAGTGCTTTTGCAAATGAAATTGGCTCTAACTTTAAAGCAATTGCAGAAGCTGTTCCTAAAAAAATAGAAGAAATATCACAAGACCCTGTTAAAAGTAAAAACTTTATAAGAGGATTAGAAATTATAAATGCTTCTTCTGGTATTAGACCTATTAGTCAAGCTAAATCGACAGTAGGTTCTATTTCAGAAGGATTATTAAAAGCCGAAAAAAGTTTTATTGCTAAAGATTTAGCAGAAGCAAAAATAGAAGCAGATAAATTAAAATCTTTAGCTGCAGCTAAAAGTAAATATAAATCAGGAAAAGAAACTGCTTTAGAAAAACTTTATACTACTTATGCTGGTGATTTTGAAACTAATAGAAAAAATTATCAATCAGTAGATACTAGATTTAATGAAATATATAAATTAGCTCAAGGAGGAAAAGAAACACCTACTGGTATTTTAGAATCATCTTTTTCAGGATTAGAAAAAGTATTAAATGAAATAGGTTTGCTTGATGAAGCAAATGCTTTAATAGGAAGAAATAAAGATACGAAAGAATTTAGTGATGAGGATTTAATTAAATTTAAAGAAATATTTAGTGCTGCAACAAAAAGACAAATTGTAGGTCAAGTAAAAGAATTATATCCAGTATCTAATAAAGACATTGAAATATTATTACAAACAGTTGGAGATATTAGTACATCTCCTAAAGCTTTAAGAGCATTAGTTGCTGCTGAAAAAGCAGCTAAAGAAATTAGTGATATTGCTTTTGGTAAATCATATGATATCGCTTTTGCCGGTGATGGTAATTCTAACTTTAGGGCTGAATCACAAGATGCTGCTGCAAAAGAATTAGCTAATAAATTTAAAGATAAAGTAAGTTCAGAAACTTTAATTGAACTTTATGGAACTGCCGAAAATAATACACCTTTTCAAATTGTTAATGCTTATTATCATCAACAGCTAGAACCAGTTTACAAAGATCAAGAAAAAAAAGGATACTTTGAAGTATTTAAAGAAAAAAAAGATGACCTTGATAAAAATATAATTGAAATAATTAAAGATAGACAAGAAAACGAACTTTAAACAATGATATGGCTGAACTTACAGATTATCAAAAAGAATCATTTAACATTTACCTTTCTCAAGGTATAGATGAAGACACAGCAAATAAATTAGCCACAGGTGAATTAACTGCCGCAGATTACGAAAATTCATTAAAAGAAAAATCATCTACAGGAACTGAAGAATCATTAATTGAAAATAGTGGTTATGATGTAAAATTAATAGATGAAACTAAATTTAAAGTAAATAAAAAAATAGACGATATGAATAATAGTGCAGCGGCTATGGATCCATCAGGTGAAAGTATGTATTTAGCAGAATATACTCCTGGAAAAAAAGATTTATTAAATGCTTATGGAATTAATACAGAAGTTGATAACGAGCTTCCAGCAGAAATAAGAGCAGCATTAAGTTTAGGTTTACAAAATGATTCAGTTACAATTAATGATGCTAAAAAATTATATATAAATGAATATTTAATAGAAGATAAAAAATTAGATCCTACATTAATAGAAAAATATAAAGACAAGATTGAATTTAAATACCATGAATTAGATAAAGATATTTTTGCTGGAGGAAAAGGAAAAACAAAAGTATTTACTTATAAAGTTCCTGTAGAACTAGGTGGAAGTGGTAAATGGACTGCTACTAATGCACCAACATTATATCCAACTAAAGGTGATTTAGCAGCAATAGGAGGAGATGTTGTTACAGTTGCGTCAGCAGTAGCTGGTGGAATAGGCGGAAGTTTTGTAACTCCTGTTGCAGGCACCGCAGTAGGTTCTGCTGGTGCTACGTTCACCGCAGAAATGACTAAAAAAATGATAGGAAGACACGTTTATGGTTTAGGTGAAGGTATTCCTGATGAAGATTATTTTAAAGCAGCAATGCAAGAAGCAGCAATAATGGCTGGAATTGATTTAGTTGCAACTCCTGTATTTTTATTAACAGGTCAAGCTATTAAAAAAGCAGTTTTAACAGCAGCAAAAGATAAAATAAGTTCTAAATCTATTGAAGAATTAATTAAATCGGGTGGTAAATTAGATGAAGGTTTACTTAAAAATTTAGATGAAGCTAAAAAAATATTAAAAGATAATGGAATAGATGAAAAATTAGCTGATGATTATTTAGTTGCTAATGTTAATAAAGCTTTTCCTGAAGCACAAATAGTTGGTCCTAAATCCGTAACTTCTAAAATTCTTTCAGAGACAGAACTAGCCGAAAAAGCAATAAAAGCAAATAAAGCTGAAAGAGAATTAATTATAAAAACTTCAGGTTTAGATAATGTAACTAATTTAAGCACAAAACAAAAAGATAATATAGTGGACCGAGTATCACTTGATTTAAAAACTATAAGAAACAATGAAAAGATAATAGCAAGAGAATTAGTTGAAGAAGCAGAGGGTAAAGTAACTAAACTTCGACCTGTAAATACTGATCCTAGTATTAATGAAATAGATAATATGGGAATAACTTTTAGTCAGATAACAGATGAAGGAATTAAACCAGCTTTAAAAAAAATGGAAACAGAAATATTAGAAGAAGCTAAAACAAAAAATCTTAAATTTAATTTAAATTTAAAAGATACAAAACTAATTCTTAAAGAAACTTTAGAAAAATTTGATACTAAACTTTTTAAATCTAAAATGGCAAAACCTACTAAAACAAATAAAAAAATCTATGATAAATCATATGTAAAAATGTATAAGAGTAATCAAGCAGTTAAAGAACTTTATCAAAAACTTTCAGGTGCAGTAGGACGAGAGGAAACTGTTACTACTATGAAACTTCTTAAACGAGGTTTAAATAATATTGATGATATGACTTATCAAGAAGCAAATAGCTGGCAAGCTATTATAAGATCAGCATCAAAAAATGAATCATTACCTGATGCTGTAAGAAATCCATTAAAAAAAATTAAAGGTGATTTTGATAAAGCTATTCAAAATGGTTTAACTAAAGACCCTGATTTACTTGCAAAACATAATAATTATGAAAAATTATTATTAACTTATAAAAATAGTTTTATTAACAATTTAGCTGATTCTTTTGGTTATGGATCAGGTAGAAAAGTAATGTTGCAAGTAGAAAGTCCAGGTGTAGGTAGAACTACATTTGAAAAATTTACTGATGGTTCTAATGAATCACTTAATCAAGCTTTTAAATTAAGTGAATTATTAAAAACAAAAGGGATAGTTAATACTGCACAAAAAAATAAAATTAATAATGCTTTATATAATAATTACTTTAACAAAGTTTATAAAACTGTAGATGGTAAACCAGTAAAAAATAATGTTAAATCACACGATGACTTTATAGCAAAGTATGGTGAAAATTATAGATTACTTTTAGGTGATGAAGTATTTACTAAATTTGCTTCTAATTCTAAAAATGCATTAAAAGTATTAGATGATGCTGTAGAAGCACAAATAAAAGTAAATCAAGGTGTATCACAAGCTCTTCCAGGTATGCCTGTAAGTGTAATAGATTCAGGAAGTCCTAACGAAATAGTTAAACAAATTTTAACTAAAATGAAAGGTAATGATATTACTCAATTAGTAAAAAATTTAAATAGTACATTAGAAGGTAGATCAGTTTTAAATGACGTTAGAAAAATAATGGTAATTGATTTTTTAGATAATACAAAAGTAAATGGATTACATAATGGAGTTAAGTTAAATGAATTTATAACTGCTTATAGAGAACCATTAGAAAAATTATTTAATAAAGAATTTGTAGATACTTATAGATCAGTTGCTAAAGCACTTACTGCTTTACAAGATGTTAGTTTTTTAGGTGCTGGAGCTTCAGCAAAATCAGTTACTGAAATGGCTAATCAAGCTGGTATGTTTATAGATATATTTGCTGGTCCACTTAATCATAAAAGATTAATTGTAAATAGATTAGCAAGAATATGGGATAGTTTTAAATTAGGTGGAGATAATATGGGGTTACTTTTAGATTATAAAATGTTTATTGAAGCAGCAAAAAAACAAGCTCTAGGAGGAAACTACAATGTAATGTTAGATATTCTTTCAGGATCAAAATCAGCTTCTAATAGAAATTTATTTAAAAAACTTTTAAATGCAATAGGAATTTCTACAAATTATAAAGGCATAAGTTCTAAACCTTTAATTATAAAAGAATATCTTGAAGATAAAGTACAAGGTGAAGATAGAGTTATGGCAGGCGAACCAGATACTTTTACAGCCGTTGATGAAATATTAAGTAGATTAGGTGACGGTGTTAAAAGAGATGTATTAAATAAAACTAGATATTTAGTTAATCAATTTGTTAAATATATGAAATCTGGAAAAGAAATTAAAGAAGTAGATATGGAAAAACAAGTTTTTGAGGAAAAATTAAAATAATGAAAAAAACTACAACAGCAATCAGATTAGATAATCACGAAAAACTTTGTAGAATAATGCAAAAACAAACTCACGCAAAAATAAACGAATTAGCAGTACAAATTAATAGATTAGAAAAAATACTTATAGGAGCTGCAGCATTAATTATAAGTGGATTAGGAATGACGTTAATAGAATTGCTTACATGATTCAAAAAAATAAAGGTTGTCTTTGTGAAAATTTAGCAGTCTGTTGGTTACAAGAAAAAGGTTTTTATGTATTTAAAGGAAGTCAAACACAATCGCCTATTGATTTAATTGCCGTGGATCCTACTTCTTTAGAACATCATTATTTTGATGTTAAGATGGTAGGTAAAAGAAAAGATGGAAGTATTATATCTAGAACAGCTAGAATTAAAGACAAACGTATACAAATATTATCTGTAGACTTAATAAATAAAAAATGTAGAATAGTCCCTAAAAGGAGTGCTCAATGGAGTTAAGAAAAAAAACAACAATGATCGTAATTCATTGCGCTGCTACAAAAGCATCAATGGATATAGGAGCTACTGAAATTAAAAAATGGCATGTAGACGATAATGGTTGGGATGATATAGGTTACCATTATATTATTAAAAGAGGTGGTCTAGTAGAAGTAGGACGACCAGAAGGTTTTCAAGGTGCACATGCACCAGCAGCTAATTCTAAAAGTATAGGTGTTTGTTTAGTTGGTGGTATGGCTGACGATGGCGGACCAGAAAATAATTTTACTATGGAACAATTTTTATCATTAAAAGATTTAATTAAAAGAGTTAAAATGACTAATCCTAATATTGTAGAGATAGTAGGTCATTGTGATATACAAGATAATAAACCTAATTGTCCTGGATTTAATTTAAAAGAATGGTTACATAAGGAGGATATTAATGTGGCTTAGTATTGCAAAGATGGCATTTCAAACTGGTGCTCATGTAATGAAAAATCGTCAACAAACTAAAATGCTTGTTTCTGATGCAGAAAGATTACATGCTCAAAAAATGGCTAATGGAGAAGTAGAATATAAAAAAGCAGTAATGGCTAATAATAATCAAGGATGGAAAGATGAATTTGTTTTAATTTTGGTGTCGGCACCTGTCATGTTATTGATATGGTCTATCTTTTCTGATGATCCTGAAATTATGAAAAAAGTAGAAATGTTTTTTGAATACTTTAACAATATGCCTTTTTGGTATCAAGCTTTGTTTATTGGTGTAGTTTCAGCAATCTATGGTTTAAAAGGTGCTGATATAATGAAAAAACCAAAATGATAGATAAATTTTTATATGCATTCTTTGGCGGCTTAGATCGTTTATGCGAAGTTGTTGCAACAGCTTTAGCAGGTAAAAGATGTCAATGTGGTAAGAAAAAAACACATTCTTGTTCTGAAAAAAAATAACTAATATAAATTAACTGTGTGAAACGGTTAATTTTTATTTTTTTTATATTAACAACATATAGTCAAGCTTGTGAATGGAAAGATAAAATTCCATGTTTAGTTATTTATCCTAATTCTAATAAATTAGATTTTAAAATTAAACCAACTAATACTATCACAAAAAAACAAATAAAAACTTTCAATTTAATTACTCTAAATAAAGTACTAAATTTTGTTAATGGAACTAACGCAGTTCAATCAGGACCGATAGGTCAGACTTCATCTTTATTTTTAAGAGGAACTAATAGTAATCATACTTTAGTATTACTTAATGGAATTCCTATAAATGATTTTTCTTCTCCTACAGGCCAATTTGATTTTGGTCAAGATTTTATGTATAATGTATCGTTAATCCAAGTTTATAAAGGTGCTTCTGCTAGTAAATTTGGAGCTGATGCAATAGGAGGAGCTGTAAATATTATTACAACATCTAATTATGAAAATTCATTAACTACAACAGATAAAAGTATAAATGGTAATTACTATAAAAATATAAATGATTGGGATATTAACATTCAAGGTGGTAGATACAAAGATAAAGATAAATCAGCTTTAAATGGAGGAACTGATAAAGATAGTGTAGATAATAAATCAATTGCTATAAATGTTAATAAATGGTTTGATAATATTAATTTTAGAACAGCTTTATTTTCTAGAAGTAATTTTGCTAATATAGATGGACATTCTTTGGCTGTTCAAAACGGTTATAGCAATAATGATTTTTATGCTTTTCAAACTGGTGCTGATTATGTAACTAAAGATTATACTAATTATATAACATTACATACTCATGAATACAATAGAAGATATGAAAGTAATAAATATAAAGCTAGTAATTACTTTTTTAAGATAGGTCATCAAGCTGATACTTATGGTTTAGGATTAGATTATAAATTTGAAGAATCATTATTACATGACGATGATAATGTAAGTTTATTTGCTAATTATAATTATAATATATTTTCTTTTGGTGCAAGAAAGGACTCTGATAATGATACTTATAGTATAGGTTTATTTAAAAATTTAACTGAAAGTTTAGATGTAAGAGCTAATCATTCAACAGGTTATAAAAAGAAAACTATATGGACTGCTGAAGAAGATAGTAAAACTAATGAAGTTAGTTTAGATTATAATAATTATACTCTATCTTTATTTGAATCAGAGACAGGTATACAAAATCAAGATGGAATAGAATTATCTTATAAAAAAAATAATTTTAATATATTTGCTTCTCGTTTAAATAGTAAGAAAAATGGTGTAGTTCAATTAAGACGACCTGAATGGAAAACTGGTTTTAATTATACATTAAATATTAATAAATTTAATATAGTTACTGATTATAGTTTTATAGGAGAAAGCTATGATATTCATAATAGCAATTGGTCTACAATAAAAATGAAAGAATTACATTTATTAAATTTAGGTGTAGAAAAAAACGGTTTTACTTTTAATATTAATAATCTTTTAAACGAAAATTATCAAATGCCACATGGCTTTACAGGAGAAGATAGACAGTTTACAATAGGCTATAATAAAAAATTTTAGCATGAAAAATATCTATTTATTCGAATTAAGCGATGTATTCGCTGACCAAGTTTATCTTCCTTATAGTTCAGGAGTAGTATGGTCATATGTTAAAAATAATCCTTATATTAAAGATAACTATATTTTAGCAGATTGGTTTTTTGCTAGAGAGGAAGCAGAAGATATTATTGCTAAAATTAAAAATCCAGATATATTATTATTTAGTTGTTTTATGTGGAATTGGAATTTAAATTGTCAAATAGCTAAAACAATAAAAGAAAAATATCCATCATGTAAAATTATTTATGGAGGTCAACATCAACCATTAGCAGATAGAGCTAAAGGTTTTTTTCAAGAACATCCTTATGTTGATATATTAATACATACAGAAGGTGAAGAAACTATTAAAGAAATTCTTTACGAAAAACCATGTGAAGAAATTAAAGGTATTACTTATAACGTAGATAATAAAGAAGTTAAAAACCCTCCTCGTGTGAGATTAGATGGTATACACGATAATCCTAGTCCTTTTCTTGATGGTAGTTACGATTGGGTTATGGAAAAAAATAAAAGAGAAAAAAATTATAATTTTCACGCAACAGTAGAATCAGCAAGAGGTTGTCCATTTAGTTGTGCTTTTTGCGAAATAGGAGATAAATATTATCAAAAAATAAAAACAAGTTACGAAAAAACTAAAAGAGAAATAGATTGGATTGCTAAAAACAAAATAGAATATGTTACAGATGCTAATTCTAATTTTGGTATTTTATTTGATACTGATTATGATTTAGCAGAATATGTAGTTAAAGTAAAAGAAGAAACAGGATATCCACAAGCTTTTAGAGTTACATGGGCTAAAGGTCAAGCTGATAAAGTTTTAAAGATAGCTAAATTATTTGAAAAGCATGATATACAAAAAGGCATGACTATTGCATTACAATCTTTTAATCCAGATGTTTTAAAAGCTGTTAAAAGAAAAAATGTACATAGTGGTAAATTAAAAGAATTCATTGATATGTATGAAAAAGAAAATATAGCTAGTTATGTAGAATTAATTTGGGGTTTGCCAGAAGAAACTGTTGATTCTTTTATTGATGGTGTAACATATATAATGGAAGAAGGATATCATACTTATTTAGATATACATTTAATGATGTTACTTCCTAATGCACCTATTAACGAACCAGGTTATAAAGATCAGTTTGGTATTAAATCAGTTAATGCTCAACCTAGATTTTCTCATAGATCAAATCCAGAAAATTTAGTAGATGATTTAGTTTCTTTTGTAACAGCTACAAGAAAATGTTCACACGAAGATTGGATCAAGGGTCATCAATTTAGGTGGCTTGTTATTTTTGGTCATTACTTAGGACCATTACAATTTATATCTAGAGCTATGAAAAAAATTTATGATATAAACTATAAAGATTTTTATACTGATATTTTATCTTATTGTGAAAAATATCCTAATACTTATTTAGGTAGAGAGTATTTAACAATTAAAAATAATTTAACTAAAATATTAAAGAACGAAAGACATTGGGGAGATGTAATTCCCGGGTGTGGTAATATTAATTGGGAAGTTGATGAAGCAACTTGTATTCGTTTAGTTAATGGTAAAGATATATTTTATAAAGAGATGTCAGAATATTTAGAAACAAAATATGATATGGATAAAAGTGTTTTAAACGATATAATTAGATATCAAAAATTTAGATTACATGATCCTAATATACAATATCCTTTAACAGAAAGTTTTGATTATAATATACATGATGTTATAGAAAATAATAAAAAATTTACAGATAAAAAAAATACACAAACTTGTGATGGTAAAAATTATAAAGATATTTATGAATGGGCTAAATTTACATTATGGTTTGGTAGACGGATAGCTCGTTATAAAACAAGAGTTAAATAAATAACTCTTTCCAATTATCGCCTGTAATTTGATCAGCTAGTTTTTTCTTTGTACTTAAAGCTTGTAATATTTTTTCATCAATAGTATTAGGACATACAAAGTCAATATAAGTTACACTATCAGTTTGACCTATTCTATGTGCTCTATCTTCTGATTGTAATCTAACTTCCATATCATAAGTATTATTAAAATAGATAACTGTTTTAGCTTTAGTTAAAGTTAAACCATAACCACCAGTTCTAGGTTGACCTATAAAATATTTAATTTCACCTGCTTGAAATCGTTCAACTATATTCTGTCTTTCTTCTGATGGTGTATCACCAAAAAATGTAGCAACTTTACTAGCTCCATATTTTTTAGCCAGAGTATCACGGATCAATTTAATTGAATTACGGTATGTTGCCCATATAATTACTCCGCCAGTTGTCTCTTCAAGTACCTCTAATAGTTCTTGTATTCTAGAATTAGTTCCTTTTATAATTTCTTCAGTTCCGTCATCATATTTAATAAACCCACATAGGATCTGCTGTAACCTTAATATTCGTGTGATTACGAGAGGCGCAGTCACTAATTTAGACTGTTCTAGTTCTAATATAGCTCGTTTTCTTAGTGTGTGATACATGAGCTTCTGCTCACGAGTAAGTTCAATTTCTCTTTTAAGTCTTATTTTAGGAGGTAAATCTAAACATTCTTCTTTAGTTACTCTAAAACTATGTTCTTCTAATATTTCTTGAAGTTCATCAAGTCTTTGATACTCGACTATTTCATCAAAACTATGAGTAGATGTTCTTCTTCTACGCATAACACAAAAAGTATTTCGATAAGCATAAAAACTAGATTGTAATATGTATTCGTCAAGAAAATGCATTTGAGCCCACAAGTCTAATGGACCTTGGGTCACAGGAGTACCTGTTAAAATTCTTTTATACTTTGCAAGTTTACCTAATTTTAAACAAGATTTAGTTCTTCTTGCAGTTCTATTTTTAATATTACTACTTTCATCAATAGTCCAAAAACATTTTGTAATGTTTAATAATCTATTTAAATAATTTTTACCTTTGTCTGTAGATAAAGCTTCTATATTTATTATAAAAAATTTTAATTTATGAGAAGGATTTAAAAAGTTAGTAAGTGTTTCTATATTAGTTTTAGTTTCACTAGGATTCCATATACATATATCTGTAAAACTTTTTACATCATCAGGCATATGAGTGTTAAACTCTGATGCTATCCAATTACGATAGACACCTTTAGGCGCCGCAATAACGGCACAATTAATTTTACCTTCTCTGTAAAGATAAGCTACATTATCAATTATAACTTTAGACTTACCAGTACCTTGTTCCATAAACAAAGCATAAGATTTTTTATCTTTCGATTTTAAAAAAGCATCATACTGATGTTTATAAGGTTTAGTTTTAAACTTATATTTTAAATAATCAGCTTCATTAATAAATTTAACTTGCATTTAATCTTTCTGTTTTCTAATTAATATTTTACTTTATATAACTTCTATACTATAAGTAAATAATAAAAATGAGAAAGGAGAACATTATGGCTAAAGTTTACATTGTGCAAGAAAATCCTAATGTAAATGTCATAGGTGCTGGTCGCTTTGGAGAATTAATTCCTATGTTACCACCCGGAAGACAGATTACTCTTTCACCTGCTCCTGTAGTTAGATTGCTAAAAAATAAATTAAAAGATTTTAGTGATGACGATTTTTTACTTGCAATGGGAGATCCAGTTGCAATTGGAATTGCGTCTATGGCTGCAGCAGATATAAATAATGGAAAAGTAAATATGCTAAAATGGGATAGAGAAAATCAATGCTATTACAATGTAAAGATTGATCTATATCAGAAAGGAGAAAGCAATGAGTAAAGAAAACTGGATATTTGATTCAGTAGAGAAACACAAGAAAAAAGAAAAGTTACCAGAAGGTGGACTAGAAGTAGTTACAGCGATAGGAAATAAACTTGTGGATAAGAAAAAAAATCTTGCGAAAGAAGAAGAAAGACTTAAAGTTTTGAAAGCTGAAATTCGTGAGATAGAAGAAAAAGAGTTACCTGATGCTATGGCGTCATGTAATAATATGACTAGATTTGATTTAGGAGACGGAAGTCAAATTTCAGTTAAAGACGATTTATTTTGTTCTATACCAGAAGATAAAAGAGCAGGTGCTCTTAAATGGTTAGAAGAAAATGGTCACAGCGAACTAATTAAACATGATGTTAAAGTTAGTTTTGCTAAAGGCGAGTATGATGAAGCTGATAAACTTATAGAGGTATTAAATAAAAACTTTAAAAATATACCTTATGACGAAAAATCTTCAGTACATGCTGGCACATTAAAAGCTTTTGCTAAAGAAAGATATAGTTTAGGTGAAACATTACCTGAAGAATATTTTTCTGTATACGAAGCCAGTATAGCAAAAGTTAAACTCGGAAAGGAGAAATAACATGGCAGACAAACAAGTAGCAGTTAAACCAAATAGCGAAGTTGCAAGTGGAGACATTTCAGCTGATTTAATTGTAAAAGCAGCAGGTCGTGGATTAGAAAATGTTAGTAATGATGACATTACTATTCCTAGACTAGCTATCGTTCAATCGGGATCACCGCAAAGAAAAAAGAAAGATGAGAAATATATCGAAGGCGCAGAAGAAGGTCACATCTTTAACACTGTAACTAATCAGTTATACGATGTTGAGGGTATTACAGTTATACCTTGTGGATATAGAAAATCTTATGTAGAGTGGGTACCTAGAGAAAGTGGAGGCGGATTAGTCGCTGTTCACGATATGAAACCAGACGGTACGACCGTTGATCCTAAAACTAAAAAAACTTTTCTCGGCGAGAATCAAATAGTAGATACCGCAGAGCATTTTGTTTTAGTTAAAAAAGATGATACGTGGGAACCAGCAGTTCTTACTATGACATCGAGTAATCTTGGAGTTTCAAGAAAGTGGAATACACTTCTTAAAATGAAAAAGATTAATATAAAAGGTCAAATGGTAGAGCCACCAT